GTCCGACTTGCTATATAGGGAGGTTTTCACCCAAATGGATAGAGATATCTATTATGGGGAACTTCTCCCTAAGCATGGACCAGGCTCAACCGCTGATGGTTTTTCCAGCAATGGAAAATACCAGATGCGGACCTGGACCAGGCGACTCGAAGAGGTCTTTCCCTCTTACGAGTACTTGATTCCGAATCCCCATTTTGTTGGGGAGTTGGATCAGGTGAACATCCTCGAACCCGATGCTGAGATGCCTGTGAAGGTTATCTCAGTACCTAAAACGTTGAAGGCTCCGAGAATAATTGCGATGGAACCTGCGTGTATGCAATATACACAGCAGGCACTCCTTCGTTGTTTACTCTCGTCTCTCGGAAGGGATGAACTCCTTTCGGGGTTGATCGGATTTGACGACCAATCGCCTAATCAGCGTTTGGCTCGCCAAGGTTCTCTTGATCAGAGAACAGCAACACTCGATTTGAGTGATGCATCCGACAGAGTCTCCAATCAGCTCGTCAGGCTGATGGTTAGTCGATGGCCGAATTTGAGTAAGGCTATCGACGCCACCAGATCTCGACGGGCCGACGTACCTGACTACGGCGTTTTACGCCTAGCCAAGTACGCGTCTATGGGTTCAGCGCTCTGTTTCCCCATTGAAGCCATGGTATTTACTACCCTGATCTTCATTGGGATCCAGAGATCGCTTAACGTGACCATGGCCCGGAAAGACATTAGTCTGTTCCGGGACTCGGTGCGTGTCTACGGGGACGATTTGATCGTCCCGGTAGACCATGTACTGTCTGTCGTACAAGCTCTCGAACATTTTGGTGCTCGAGTTGGCTTGGACAAGTCTTTCTGGACTGGAAAGTTCAGAGAGTCTTGTGGTAAGGAATACTTTAATGGCACTGACGTATCGCTCGTCAGAGTCAGGCAAGCGTTACCTTACACGACAGCAGACGCTACAGAGGTAATAGCAACTGTCGCCCTCAGGAACCAGCTCTATGAGCATGGTTACTGGAAGACGGTCAGTTGGTTGGATTCTCTACTGACGAAAATATTGCGATATTTTCCGAAAGTAGAGCCAACTTCCTCTGTGTTGGGCAGGGTTTCATTTCTCGGTTATCAACCCGAGCGAATGCACCCATTCCTGCATAGCCCTTTAGTTCGAGGCTATGTTGTGCAGGCCAAAGCGCCCAGTGATGTACTGGACGGTACTGGTGCCCTCCTTAAGTGCTTACTCAGACTAGAGTCCGGTAGTTCTATAAGGGGTGTCGAGAGTCATCTCGATTTAGTCCCCTGCTACCGT